TAGTATATGAGCCTCCCACGAGCATTGTACCATTTACGGTAGATGCACCGAGTACAATACTGTTGGTTGTAGAGTTACCGTTATCGGTCACATCATCTAAGGTGTCTGATGTAGTTACAGAACCTGCTGTGATGTTACCGTTAGCATCTGTTTGTAGGAAACCTGCTCCGTAAGCATTGAATTTAATAGCCCCATCGGAACTAATACGCATACGTTCTGATAAAGAACCACCTGTAGCTGTAGTAAACCAAAGGTCAGCTGCGTTAGTAGACTCACCGCCATTTTGAATAGATATACCTAAAGATGCTGCTGCTTTTATAGCTCCATTAGTTGCCTGAGAAAGCTTAATAACATCTGCAGAAGAAGTAGATATACCTGAGTTTACATCCAACTTAGCTCCGGGGCTAGTAGTATTAATACCGACGTTGCCTGTAAAGTACGAATCAGTATATCCAGTACCCATTCCAAATCTAGCTATCTCTCCAGAAGTTTGAGAAGAATATACAGTGAGACCGTTACCATTTACAAGATTGTATGCTCTATTTGCCCCTAATGCGTAGTAAATGCTGTATTGGTCATTATTACCCTCGTCTCTAAAATTCAATGTAGCATTTCCTGAGTTTGTTGTGTTTTGAATTGTAAGAGTAGATGAACCTGTAGTAGATAGGTGTAATTTACTTGCTGGATCAGTAGTCCCGATACCGACGTTGCCATCACCTTTAACATTTAATAAATACGTTCCGCCTACATTTTGTACTCTTAATGCGTCTTGAGAAGATGAGTTACCCCCTCTTACACTTAATCCAAAACCGCCTGTGGCTTGAGTATTATATATAGTTCCTGCAAATCCTCCGCTAATAGCTTTCTCAACGTGTAATGCCGCGGTAGGACCAGTAGTCCCAATGCCGACGTTGCCGTTGTTTAAAATAGTTAAATAATCACTATTGCTATCATCATAAATATGAAAATCTGAATCCGCTTTTATTTTCCAACTATTATTTCCTGGGTCGTGTAATCTAATAATAGCGCCACCATCTTTTAATATTTCAAGTGATTCACTTGGACTAGCAGTCCCAATCCCGACGTTGCCGCCGTTGGGGTTTAAAGAAATAGGAAAAGTTGTTGCTAAGTTGCTTACAAGAGAAGACTGTATCCAGGAAGCTCCATTACTTGAGTAGCTACCAAAGTCTAGCACCACATTCCCGTTGTCTACTCGTAAAGCAGATGCAGATTGTGTGGTCCCAGAGGTTGCAGGCAAAGCTATGGCTGAGGAGTTTTTAACATTTAATGTAGCTGTAGGATTAGTAGTCCCGATACCAACGTTATTACTAGCATTTATATTTATATTATTAGAACTAGCTGACGCTGCTCTTCCAATGCTAAGCAAATCACCTTCTGCTACGATATAACCATTTGTATCATTATCCCCTACTTGTATAAAAGCTCTATTTGTTCTAGACATGAACTTAGCTACAGCACCTGATCCACCTTCATGGTTTATAACTAATTGTGCTGTTGCTCCAGATGTTAAAGCGCCAACAGTGACATCACCCGCAAAAGTTGCATCTCCTCCATCTGCCATATTTAATGTTAAAGCAGTAATTTCTGTGCCGTTATCATTACCTATGAATTTTATAGCTTTGTCTTGTATTGATGAAAAAATATTAAGATTACTACTTGAGTTGTTAAATTTAGCATATTCAGTTCCGCTTACTTTTAATCTAATATCATCTCCACCTGCATCTAGTGATATATCTCCTGTTGCATCTAATCTAATATCATCTACGGCTGCAATAGTAAAAATACCTGCACTACTTTCTGTTAAGGTTGCTGCATTTGAGCCATCTCCTGTAATTGATAAAGCACCACTTGACAAAGTAACATCCCCCGCAAAAGTTGCGTTTTGTGATGTATCTAAAGTTAAAGCTCTTGTATTTCCAGTTTTTAATGAAAACGAATGTGCTGTAGATGTACCTAATGACATATCAGTAGTAGCGTCATCATAACTCCAATCACCTGCTACTGCACCACCACTTCTCTGTGCTTTATAAATTATTTTACTATTACCCGCTGAGTAGTTGGCCGTAGCTGTTATATCACCTGCAAAAGTTGCGTTTTGTGAAGTGTCTATTGTTAGGGCATCTGTGTTGCCACTAGTTTTAAAGGACATTTGGCCATCTGACTGCAGAACTAAATTATCGCCTGTGTCCGAATATTGTATATACGCCTTTTGAGTTCCACCTTGTTTAAAATCTAAATATGGATTTCCTGTTGCTACAGAGTTTATCGTTATTATATTTGTAGCATTAACTATTCCCGCAAAAGTTGTATCGCTACCACTAACTGTTATTGGTGCGTCAGCTAAAGTAACCGAAGTGCCAGATCCAGCCCATATAGGAACTGTACCACCAGTACCAGCGCCACTAAGCACAGAACTGTTATCTATCTTTTGCCATGCATCTGTTGCTAAGTCCGAGAATGCAACCCAGTCACCAACTGCCCATTCGTCTGGTGTTGTACTCGCACCGTTAGGCGTGGCTACCCCAGCGGTTTCACATATGTAATAGTCACCAGTTACCTTCCTTGCGGTTTGCGATAAATCTGGTATACCACCAACAGTTGTAAATGTCAATGTAGCACCACTAGTTATAGATTGCGCACTGGATATAGTTAAAGTAACTTCATCAGCTGCTATAGCTGTTACGGTAACACCTGCTGGAAGAGCTGCACCAGTTACTGTTGCACCTACAGATATTCCCGCATTAGATGATGATATAACAACTGTAGTGCTACTACTAACCGCTGCAGATGTAGTTGATGTTGTTGTTGAAGCCGCACTCCAGGTTCCTTTAAATATTAAAGCACCTGTGGTAGCATCGTTTAGCTGTTGTACGTTTACCGCATCAAGATTTCCAGTACCTGCGGTGAGGTTTGTTATTTTACCGGTTACTTCAACACCTGTGCTTGTGGTTGAAAGTTTTGTGGATCCATAATGATTTAATACAACCGCACCGGTTGATCCGTCTAATTGAAGATATGATGCATATCCACCAGAGCCATCATCTGTTTGGAATATAATGTCAGAATTATCGGCAAAGTTTCTCAAGTACATATGACCAGTATAGTTGTACATATACGTGTACGAACCTGTATGCCCTGCTTTAAAATCACTGCTTGTACCTAATCTTAGCTCAACGTTGTCGTTAAGAATAAGATTACCACTCATCGTACCACCAGCTAACGGCAAGTAGGGTCCACCTGTAATTGCAGAGCCATCAGCCCAGTCAATACCTGTAGCTGTTGATATTAAGACCTGCCCGCTAACACCTGTGTTGCCGTTGCTGTCTATTAAGTAATCTGCTGAATATGTTTTTCCTAATCCCATTTAGTATGTATTTCTTACTATGTTAACCCACTCGTATGTTGAACTACCTGTTTGCATACACATATCTGCGTAGCTTGCGGATTCTTCTGTTACTTCTAATACTGATATATTATCTATAGACCCAGTAAAACCGCCTGTACTACTAACGCTCCCATAAAATCTTAATATTTTATTTGCACCACCAAATTCAAATACTCCTTCGTATGTTCCTGTTGTTAACGATGTAGTGCTGAATATATTAGTAAAAGTTCCAGATGCTCCCACATAAGCGTAAACCCTTATATAGCCGCTGGTTACCGCTGTTACTTCAAATCTAACTCTATATTTACTTCCAGCTGTAAATCCAGACACTGTTTGATACAGCGGTGTTACAGCTGCGGTGCCATTAGCAGTTCCACCTCCAATTGCCCACCCAGTATCTTTTGTCCAACCCGTATCTGTAGCAAAATCCCCGTTAGTCACTAATTCAACCCCATTAACCTCTACATATTCCGTACCTGTTCTGTAGCGCATTGTACCTACTTTACCCGCTGAAGCTGTAGCTGTATCATCAGCCATTTGAATACCGCCCGCAACTTGAAGCTTGGACTGAGGACTAGTAGTTCCGATACCTACGTTGCCTCCGTTTTCTATGTAAAACCTAGAAGTACCACTTTTTTTAATGTTTACTAAATCTGCTGAACCGTTGTTATCAATGTCAAGCATAAATGTACCACCGTGATTCCCGACAGCTAAGAATGATCCGTTTTGTATTTGACCGTAATTGTTTGCTGCTGAGTAGGATCTGATGTTACCTACAACGTCTAATCTTTCTCCTGGTGTGGTGGTGTTAATACCAACGTTGCCAGAGGTGTCAATAACTAGATGATCAGCAGTAATAGAATCATTAGATAAGAAAAGATTACCTGTTTCTTTATGTGAACCTAAAAACGCTGAATAACTACCACTAGCACTAATTTGCTGTCTAACTTTTATAGCATTACGATTACCGGAAGTGTAGTCTAAATTATCAAACTCCGCTGAGATTATATTTCCAGCAGTACCTTGTTGTACATCTAACTTAGCACTAGGCGAAGTCGTCCCGATACCGACATTGCCTGTAGTTGAGATATACATCCAATTTGTTGTATGGTCTGCACTTCTAAAAGTGTGAGTCACAGCACTTAAATAGTTTGCGCCATCAGTAAATGGAAGCCAGTTGTGATTTGAATTTGATGTAAGACCAATAACGTTAGCTCCACCTGCGCCAGCGGCAATATCAGCACCTGTTGCTGATTGATGAAGGGAAATACCTACATCTAATAGGGAATCTGGGTCTGAGTTTCCAATACCAACGTTTCCTCCATCTCGTTGTAGATACAAGTCTCTAACTACACCTGCTGGTGTGTACGCTTGTATTACTGCTCCACTTGAAGTTTGTCCTCCGATTCTTAGTTCACCTGTAGCTGACCCAAACTTTGCGTGCCATACATCAGCATTTTCATATACGTGTAACCTTGAAGCTGGACTAGTTGTACCAATACCAACGTTACCTGCTGAGGTAATTATTACTTTAGTGCTACCGCTACCGTTTGTTCTAAATTGATGACCCTTTCCTGTTCCAGCAGCGTAGTACATATCATCGTACACTGCACTACCGTCAAATCCAGCGAATATCCTGTTAAATCCGTTTGTCAATCCACCAAATCCTATAGCGCTATAGTTAGCGCCATAAGTGTCATCAGCACCTATAAGTATATTTGTATTACCCTCTTTTACGTGCAACTTGGTTGATGGACTAGTCGTCCCGATACCTACGTTGCCTGTGTTGTCAATAGTCATACGCATTTTAGAACCTACAGCATAGCTATCTGTTGTAGCAAAATACATTTTAGAACCATAAGCTCCATCTGTTCTTACGTATATACCTGCATCCGCATACTCGCCATTATTATTATCGGAAGATCCCCACGTAATAGCACTACCATAATTGTCAGCATTTGTGTTTGGATCTAAGTGAATAGCACCTAATGCTGTTCTACCTGGATTTGGTAAGCTCCAATCTGCTGAGCCACCATCTACTTTTATTCTACCTGATACGTGTAATCTTTGAGCTGGACTAGTAATTCCGATCCCAACGTTACCTGTGATCCCATCTATTAGCATTCTGGTAGTTCCTGACGAGTAAGGGTCATCACCTTTAGCATTACTGCTAGAGAAACTTAATCCTTCAGGGGTATCTTTATAAGGAGAGATAGCCCAGTATCTATTGTTTGCACTTGATGATTTTGGAAAGAGTTTTAACGCAGGCGCTCTATTTGTTCCCACCGCGGAAGACTCTATTAGAATGCCATCTCCATTATCTTCGGCAAAAACGTGTAGCCTTTCACTAGGATTAGTCGTCCCAATCCCAACGTTGCCGTTATTTATAATTCTTACTTTTTCTGTCCCACTAGTCATAAACTTATGGTATCCAGTAGCACTATATACCAAGGCATTCCCCTGTGTACCGTGGTAATAATCTATAAACCCTTTTAGTGCTGTGCTATTAAAAAATCTTAATCCACTAAAACTGTTATCAGGAACATATGTAGCAAGGTAGGCCTCTCCGTTGGATTCTATAATAGATTTATTTCTCGCATCAAATGTACCTGCAAAACCAGAACCCCCATCTTGTATGTGGAGCTTGTTTCCCGGATTACCCGTGCCAATACCTACTCTAGCGTTTGAATTGTCAAATAAAGCATAATTGTTTCCCGCAGGGTATCTTACGCTGTAAGCGTTTCCACCACCTAAATAAAGTTCGTCTCCTGAAGCAGCGAATACTGCTGATGCATTTGTGCCTACACTTTTTATAACTACAGTATCATCAGCATCTATGTTAACTGTAAGCGGGCCTGTTATTGTTGTTGGGTTAGATATTGTTACGGCAGACCCCGTATCTGTAATAGAACTATTAGTTAAAGTATTTGATGTACCTGAGCCATCCCACTTAGCAACAGTCTGCCCTGTACCAGCTCCATCTAATACAGAGGAGTTATCTATTTTCTCCCATGCATCTGTTCCACCTTGCTCTATAAATACAGCCCAGTCACCAGTTACCCAGTCAGTGACACCATCTAAGTTTGTACTACCTGAGGTAGATACTATATAGAAATGACCTGTTGTGCCAGATCCGCTTGTAAGTGTCGGCGTGTTAGTAGCCGCATTCCATGTACCTTGAAATACTAAACCTGCAGGTATTGTACCTATTAAATTTTGTACAAAGGCTGTGGTAGCTACTGTAGTATCGTTTGTTGCGTTTGCTTTTGTTACCGCGGTGGTAACCGTGTTTATTGTACCGTTGAGGTCTCCTAAGAATGTAGTCGCAGTAGCTGCACCCGTTACAGTAACACCTGTGCTTGTGGTTTCAAGTTTCTTTACGTTGTTATGATAAAGTTCAACTGCCGCGCCGCCTCTCGCTATTATAGCGTCTACACCATTGTTAGTATATAAGAATAAATCATCGTAAGCCTGAATAACAATGTCATCATTATTTGATTGTAAATATAAATCACCCTCTCCGCTTACAAAATACGTGTGAGTACCATTATGAGTTATATAAGCGTCATTTGAACTACCTATTTGTAATTGTACATTATCATTAAGCCTGACGCTGCCAGTCATCGTTCCACCAGCTAGCGGTAAGTAAGGGCCGCCTGCGCCACCACCACTTGATACTGTGATGTTACCTGAGGCGTCTGATACTAATGTACCTGCGCCGTATTCACCCAGTGTAATTGCCCCATCGGCTTTAATAATCATGGAATTACCAGGAGCAGTTTTTTGTATAGAAAACGGTGTGGTTGCTGCTGCTACATCTCTAATCTGAAAAATGCCATTAACACCTACAGAAAAGCTTACAGTAGAATCATTTGTATCTAATAATCTAATATTGTTGTTAGCCGCTTCAACATAAAGAGTGCCTACTACTTCAGCATTTCCGGCTACTTCAAGTTTTTTGGATGGGTTAGTAACCCCAATACCTACGTTGCCATCTTGGTTCTTAGTAATGTAAGGGGTAATAGGGAATCCAGTAGGCTGTGGGGCTGTTACCGTTACCGTAGAGTCCGAAGCTCTAACTCTAGACAGAATATTCGTATCTGAATCGTCAGAGATAGAACCCTCAAAGTAGTTGTGGTTATCACTACCCCCTCCAGAAGAACGTGCCTTCAATGCAACATACTTAGTGCCATCAATATCAATTTCTTCTAGCTGTGAAAAGAATGGATTTGCGCTATCTCTGTAAAGTTCAAACTGCGTAACATCTAGAGTGTTAACGCTACCGCTATCCAAGGACATTTGTATATTGATGTCCATGTAATGTGAGTTGTTAAAAGAACCATCACTACCTCTAGAGAATGATATTCTACCTTGAATACCACTAGCATCAACACCGCCACCTGAAGGAGCTTGCTTACAGACTACTAAGTATTCATCTGTAACACCACCACCACCCATATTAAACGATGGTAGATTAATGATTCTGTGTTCCCCTATTACTACATCTCCATTTATAATTACGCTAGTCTTAGGGTCTAGAATGATACTAGAAGGGTCAGTAATAGCATTTGCATCCAAACCCAGGTATCCACCGTATATGCTTGCCGCGTTAGTGCTTATAAGTAGGTCTGAAGTAGTTGTATCGTTACCCGTGTAACCTATACCAATAGCGTCACCGGCAGTATTTTTAAATCTAATTATACCTGCTGCACCGCCACCGCCAGCATTACCAGTATCTCTTATTGTAAATATTGGTGTTCCTGAATTCTCTAATGAAATATTTCCATTTACTGTTAGTTTATCGCCTGGAGCACTAGTCCCAATACCAACGTTGCCTGCTCCAGTGATACGCATAGCCTCAGCTAAGTCGTTTGGTGTTCTACTTTGATAGAAAGTTGAAAATGCTAAACCAGTAATGGCTCCATTTGTGTTTTCTGTAACAGATGCTATACTTCCGCCA